TTCAATGCCAACACATGAGCGCACTTGTGTTCGTGCGGGATCTCAGAATGATCAGTATCTAGTATATTAGGTTCTGGATGTGCAAAGTCAACAGTAAATAAATAACGTCCGTGATGCCATTTTTTATCTTTACCTATGTATTTACCAGCTTGTGATTCTAAAATATCCCAAGAAGTAACAGCAGGATAATAACTAAAAGAGTTCCAAAGCTGAAGTTCATCAAGTCTTCGTATGGGTACATCTTCTGGTTTAAAGCCCCTCTGAATAAAAGCTGTAATAGGTAGT